TGGCAAAGATGTTGAACTGTCGGTTTACAGGGTCGGATGCGAGATCCGCCGTTTTCATACTTCCTGCAAGTCCACCATCAATCCAAGCCGTAATATTGGAACCTTGTAATAAACCACTTTGAATCCGAAGAGCAATTTGTCCTTGCAAAATATCGGTTGGTTGCCTGGTGTCGATGTTAAAGCACATATCAACAATTATGTGATGGTGCCTCCCAGCACCGTGAACAATAGGCCGTACCAATGGGTTGAAAAATTACCAATGGTGACTGCGGGAAAATTGTTGGTCAAGGAAATCAACAAACGGAAAACAGGTGCAGTAACTGGTAACATTTTGGCCCAGTATCATGCAGCACAGGCGGGAACAAACCGCACAACACAGTTGTTTGAAACCATTGCCAATGGACTTGGTGACAGTGGTGGACGTAATAACGCACTGACTGAATTAGTTGGCGGTTTGTTATACCGCGGTGTTGGTATTGACGAAACGATTAAACTGGCGGAAATGGCAAACGATACTTCGGTTGATCCATTATCGGAGCGAGAATTTACTACAACGGTTGAGTCAATGATTAAGAAAGAATTACGGAGGCGAGGCGATGGCTGAAATAAGCCCAGAACTCATCGAACAAGTTAAAGCAATAATGCAAGCCGAGGACGCAAACAAGGAAGTAAGTGACCCAATGGGGCTGGTACGTTATAAAGACGGCCGCATCAAAACAAGTTCGCTGATTAATATCGAACGCATCATTGATAACGACAGTTTGTTGTCTGGAAAATTCAAATTTAATTTGTTCAGTGCCGAAATCGAAATTGTTCAAAACTTGAAAATTGACGGTGCAACAATACCAAAGGGCGCATTCAATGATGCAGTGATTGACAGTATGATGAGTTACATCGAAAACAAATACGGCGCGCTATTTGGTGCAGCCAACATCATGTCAGCAATTAGTAACGTCGCCAGGCGAAATGAGTTTAATCCAATAGTTAAATATCTGGACAAAGCACAGGACGAATGGGATGGAAAATATCGCTTTCCGGATTTATTCCCGACTTATCTAGGTGTTGAAAAATCAGAAGCAACTACGCTAATCACAACGTTGTTCATGGTTGGTGCGGTGGCCAAAGCGTTTGAGAAACGATTCAAGTTTGACTTCGTGCTTGATTTAGTCGGTGGGCAAGGCGCTGGAAAAACTACCATGCTTCGCAAATTGGCTGTCGATTGGTACACAGATCAATTTGTGGACTTCAAAGACAAGGACTCATACGCGGTCATGCTGCGGTCATGGATCGTCAACGATGATGAAATGGTTGCCACAAATAAGGCTAGATTTGACGAGTTGAAAAAATTCGTGTCAGCTGAAACGTTAGAGTTCAGAAAACCTTATGGTCGGGGTACTGAACGCTTCAGTAAAAACTTCGTGATTGCACGGACAACAAATGAATTAACTTATTTGAAAGATAAAACCGGTGAACGCCGTTTCTTACCGCTGCTTGTTAATAAGAAACGGCAAAAAAGGCACCCCGTTACTGATTTGCACGCCAAGGAAGTGCAGCAGTTGTGGGGTGAGGCGATGACTTATTATGTTGATTATTTGTACGGTAATTTCACGTTTGAACTCACGCAAGAACAAGAAATCATGCTTGAAAATCATCGCAAGTCGTTTATGTATATTGATGAATTAGAAGCGCGCATCGAAGAGTATCTTAAAAACTTAAAGCGCGACCGTTTCACGACTAAAAATTTGAGTTATTCGTTGTTCGGCGATGAAGATGCAATCCTTCGTGACAGGCGAGTGGCAGCACGTATTAAAAACATTTTGGATAATTCGCATGATTGGACTTATACAACGATACGAATTGATGATCAGGTGACTAAGGGTTATAAAAAAAGTGATAATGTGTAACGCGGTTACACTTTGGTTACATACTTTAGCTCTTGTGGCTCTAGGCACTACCCTATATATAACTACTACTACTACTTAAAGTAATGTAGTAGTTATATATATATAGGGCATAATGTTGAAAAAATTCGGTTACAAGCAACACACGTTGTAACCAATTGGTACAACAGCGTTTTGCTCACATTAACGCTAGTTACATGATGAGTTACAAATACAAGTGAGTATTATACGTGCTTAAAACACGATTTAAGCGGTTTTAAATGCTGGTTAGGTATTTATGCTATTAAGCAGTTAAAACGCGAAATTCGGCAAGTTTTTAGGCAAATAATACATGCTGGGCGGGTGGAGGAATAAGAGGCTAGGAATATGAAAGAATTAAAAGACGTTGAACCAGCGGCATATAATCCGCTCATGAAGGTGATTGAAGAATGAAAGGTTATATCATCACAATTCAACAAACATCGTATTTCATCAACAACATTCAGCGAGATCGCATTAATGGCAAGTTCTCATATAGTCTTGAGGAGTTGGTGGATAGCAACCTCAAATGTAATTATGATCCGATGTACAACACGGCTTCATATCGTGTGCGATTACGAGACACAATTATGCGGCGGGTTAAGCATTTGTTTGGTGAACAAGTTGCAAGGTTTTATCTACTGCAAGATAACAATCAATTATTGGAGATTTAAGCATGACTGAAAAAATAAATAGAAACATCTTGAACCAAGAACAATTAAAAAACGTTCTAACTGGTGGCATTATAACGGCAGACCCACTATTGATCACTGGCAAACGAACAAAATTGAAAGTTCAACGCCAAGTAGAAGATTGGGCAAGCGAACGCGGAATTGATAAGCCAGAAAGTGCCACAAAGCAAGTCATGAAAGCAATGGAAGAATTAGGCGAGTTATCGGCTGGCGTTAATAAGCTGGATCGCGAAAAGCAAATTGACAGCTTGGGAGATTTGCAAGTTGTGCTTATTATCCTAGCTAAGCAGTTAGGAATTGACTACATTGAAGCGCTTGAAAGTGCCTATGAAGTCATTAAAAATCGCACTGGCAAGACGGTTGATGGTGTATTCATTAAAGATGAGGACTTGAAATGAACAATTGGCACGTTAAAATCGACGGTGTGACCGTCAAAGAATATGACACGCAGGCAGCTGCAGAACAACATGCGGGGCAGATTAATCGCCAGATGTTGGTTTACGGCAACGAAGCTTATGTTGAGGTAGAACAATGACACTTGATGAAGTTCGAGAAGCGACCAAACACGCAAAGGAACTCATAGAAAAAAATCTGTTCGTGCTCGATGTTGAGAAATCTTATAAAAAATGAGTAATTCTAATATGGAAATATACAAAATTTCAACATACTACCCTGACGAAGATGGCGACTATTATGGTTACCAGGTGGGACGCCGTGGTGTTTTACACATCGCAATATCTGACCAGCAGGGAAATATTGTGCAACAGGGTTCGCCTGGTTATTACCGCGTATTATTTTCAGATAAAGAAATGGTTGTTGTATCTGCTAGAGATTTTGAAGGGATTTGGCGGAGTACGTAAATGAGTAAATATGAAAATATATACGCATTGTACAAGGGCGATACATTCATCGCAGACGGTACAATGCAACAAATCGCCAGAAAGACTGACAAGACATTGGATTATATAGACCATATGTCAACGCCTGCATACAAACGGAGAGTTGAAACGAGCAAGAAAAATCGTAAAAACAAATCGAAAGGTATGCTCGAACTAATTCTATTGGAGGACGAAAAATGACAAAAAATGAAGTGATTACACGTTTTAAAGGCGGTATCACAATCAGCGATGGCATTTATGGCGAAGAGTGGTTACTTGATGCAAAGAAAACCAACGCTACCGCGCTTCACTTACTGGGTTACGATGCAAATATGTACCCAATGCCAGATTTGGCAACGCGGCCAGTTAAGTATCAGGAACACGTTAAAAGTGAAGTATTGAAGCAGTTGAAAGATTGGGACGGTTCTATTTATCTTGATGGCGTTTTAATTAAGGAGTGATAAATGGCAACTGAACAAAGCATTCAAGATGCAGTAATGGTTGCCTTGTCCCAAGCTGGTCATCGTGTTTATCGCAGTAATGCGGGTACAGCACGAGCGATTGACAGTGAGCGGCGTATTAAGTTAATGCCGCCAGGGTTCCCAGATTTATTTGGTTGGCGTGCTGGCGATGGTAAATTCTTTGCAATCGAAATGAAGACACCAACCGGACGACTACGACCAGATCAAGTTAAGTTTAAGAAGTTCATCGAAACACAGCCAATTTTATACGGAGTGGCACGCTCGGTTGAAGATGCGATGAAAATTTTGGAGGAAACAAAATGACAGAATCACAAGAAGTAACGAAAGTAAATACGAATCAATTGGCTATACCGGGCACATGCGACAAAATTACGATTGGCAAGGGTGTCATCGAGTTTAAAGTCAGTGTTGATTTGTCAAAAAATGCCCACTTGCTTGAAAAATTAAGTCGAGAAGCGGGCAATCAAGTTTTGATCGGATTGAGTTTTCAGCAGCAAGAATTAAACGTTTAAGTATTGGTAGGTGGTTGTTTTGGATAAAGTAGAAGTTGCTGAACGTGTGCGAAAATTTTTAAGTAACGAATTTCAAACGCACCGCCGCAAAGCACAAATTGCGAATATTTTGCCTGGATCACCAACGCTAAGCGATGACCCACGAGGCGGGGGCTATGGTAACGCACAAGAAAACAAGCTCGTTGAATACCTTTATTCTAAGCAAATTGTTGAGTCGTTCTACATTGTCATCGAATTGTTGCCGCTTGATTGGAAGCGAATACTTGAAATGTGCTACATTGACAATCTCAATGACATTGTTGTCATGGATCGCATCGGCGTTGCACGGTCAACATTCTACGAGTACAAACAACGTGCTTTACTAGAATTTGCGGAGTTGTTCCAATGGATTGTTGATTTTAAGTTTTGAGAGGAAACTACTATGCAGCAAGGTCACCCAAGAAAAAAGCAATTAAAACGTGCTAGACATGAGATGTATATGCACAGGCAACATGAAGCCAAAGAAATGGCGGAAGCTTTAAGAGTAACATTCAAAGTTATTAGCGAAGCTATCACGGCATCTTGTAACGTAATCGTAAAATATTTTAATAGCACCCACTAAGGGTGTTTTTTTAGTGATTAAAACCAGACATTTAATAGATTTTATATAGATAATATTCGGAAACACGGCGGAATGAAAATGCGTTATTATGGTATTGTTCAAAAATTACGAACAAGTTTACTATTTGCGTTAATTGTCTTTGAAAGAGCCTCACTAATCATGGGCGTTTGTTAGTTACGAACGAAGCCAAAATGACCGGCTTGTCTGCTGGTCGTACATAATTTACACAACACCTTAGCGGGTGTTTTTTTATTGGAGAAAATTATGGATGAAGAAACAAAACAGCGTCTGAGACATATCAGAGACGCTACAGAAGTGAATATGAAGCACAAGCAAGAGTTGATAAAAAGACGTGCTGAACGTCATGAGCGGGCGCGTGTGCAAATTAAAAGTGAAGTGATGGAGAATAGGAATATTAACTATCGCAAACATATGAAATGGCTTGGCACATAAGCGCTTTTTATTTTGCAGTGAAAGGAGTACCTATGGTAGGCAGAAATAAATATCCTGATTACGTTAAACCCCGTTTACATGAGGTTAGTAAGTGGGCTAGAGAAGGCATGTATGACAAAGATATAGCTAAAGCATTAGGCATATCTCGTAGCGTATTCAGTGAATACAGAAAATTATATCCAGAACTTGACGACGCATTAAAAAGTGGGCGTAAAACAGCTGTTGTTGCTATCGAAAATGCTTTGTTTGCTAAAGCTCTGCCACATAAACGGACTACAACAGTAATTGAACATAATACAAACGTCGGTGGTCGAGGAAAACCTGGAACAACAGAGCGTACCGAAGTCACGGAAATTGACGGCGACACAACCGCAGCAATTTTCTTGTTAAAGTCATGGGATCCAGACCGCTACCGTGAAAAGACCGAAGTTAATATGAACATTGCGCCGGTTGAAATTGTGGACGACATTCAGACGGCGCTAGAAAGCCGGAACAATGAGCGAAGTAAAGACACAAATTAAATTAAGCGATTTAATTGCGCCGTCGTTCTATGAACCGCATGTTCAGTTGCAGCAGCAAAATTACACGCATTGGTGGTTTAAGGGTGGCCGTGGTTCTACCAAGTCATCATTCGTATCAATAGATGTTGTCAAAGGCATTATGCAAGACCCACTTGCAAACGGTGTTGTCATTCGTAAGGTTGCCGATACGTTGCGAGAGTCTGTTTTTGAGCAATATCAGTGGGCTATTGAAAAGCTTGGTGTTGAACACTTGTGGCGAGTACGTGTTAATCCTATGGCATTGGAGTACAAGCCGACTGGTCAACGCATCGTGTTCAAAGGTGCCGACAAGCCCCGCCGTTTGAAGTCAACCAAGTTTAAACGTGGTTATGCAAAGTTTATCCACTATGAAGAAGTTGACGAATTTAAAGGCAGTGAAGAAATACGCTCCATCAACCAGTCGCTTATGCGTGGTGGCCAAAACCAAATGGCGATATACAGTTATAACCCACCGAGAAGTACAACTAACTGGGTTAATAAGTATGTCATGGAGCAAGAAACACGAAGTGACACATACATTCACTCAAGCACATATTTGTCTGTGCCGCCATATTGGTTGGGTGAAGCGTTTATCGCTGAAGCAGAAGAAACGAAACGCATTAACCCTCGTGTTTACCAACATGAATACTTGGGTGAAGTCGTTGGGACTGGCGCAGAAATATTTACCAACATTACAAGCCGCGAGATTAGCAATACAGAATACAGCGCATTCGACAAGATACACCGCGGGCTTGACTTTGGTTTTGCTGCTGACCCATTGGCTTATGTTGAATGGTATTATGACGCAGCACGCAGACGATTATTTGCGGTTGATGAATTTTATGGACCAGGCATCAGCAATCAACAGGCAGTTGATGGCATCAATAAGCTGAATGCCATGAACGATTTAATCATAGCTGATAGTGCTGAACCAAGAACGATTGCAGAATTGCGCGGTCACGGTTTGAAAATTAGACCGGCTCGCAAGGGTAAAGGCTCTGTTGAACACGGCATCAAGTGGCTTCAAGATTTAAATGAAATTGTTATTGACCCACGCCGAACGCCAAACATACACCGTGAGTTTGTCGGTTATGAATTGGAAACTGACGGCAACGGCAATTTGCGTGCCCAATATCCTGATAAGAATAACCACAGCATTGATGCCACACGTTATGCTGTTGAATCATTATTGAAACCACGCACAAAGATAGGTTGGTGATTATGGAATTAGAAGTTGCAAAGAAAGTATTTCAAAGTACGGACGGTGATCGTGGCCGCGCTATTGCACAATACGAACAATCTGTGCGTTACTACAACAACAAAAACGATATTACCCGCGACAAAGGCGGCCAAGATACACTTGATCCAAACGGAAAAAATGACGGCTATATTCGTAAGGCTGATAACCGTATCAGCAACGGTTATCATCGTATTCTTGTTGACCAAAAAGCGCAGTATGTGGGCGGTGTTGTCCCAACGTTTGATGTTGGTGACGATAAATTAAATGCTGACGCATTGGAAGTTTTGGGCGACAACTATGCCCGCATCTTTAATCGCTTGGTTATTGATGCCGCCAACGCCGGTGAAGCTTGGTTGCATTACTGGACTGATGAATCTGGTGTATTCCATTACGCTACCATTGACCCAGCGCAGATTACGCCAATTTATGATGGTAGCTTGGAGCAAAAACTGTTAGCAGTGCGGCGGACTTATGAAGCGCTCGACACTGAAACTGGTGATGTTTATATCTACGATGAGTATTGGACGGACACCGAAGCGCAATTCTTTAAGCGTGAACAAGGGCTTGATTATTCAGCGCTGATGTACGACTACTGCGTGCCAGTATTTGACATCAACACAGCATCCCCATTGGATAATAGCAACATTTTGAAACACGATTCCGGTGCTGTGCCGTTCATTGGGTTTATGAATAACCAAGATGGTACGCCAGATTTGCAACGGTACAAGGGCTTGATTGACGTTTTCGACCGCGTTTATTCTGGTTTTGTCAATGACGTTGACGATGTTCAGCAAGTCATTTTAATTTTGACGAACTACGGTGATGCCGGAAGTGCGCAAGAGTTTAAACAAAAGCTCAAGCAGGAACAGGTTATCAATCTTGAAAACTACGGCGATGGTGACAAGTCGGGGCTTGACAAGTTGACTATTGATATTCCTGTTCAAGCTCGTGACGATTTGTTGGACCGAACACGTGAAGCAATATTCTTGCATGGCCAAGGCGTTGATCCATCACGTGTTGAAATGGGAACAAACAAAACTGGTGTTGCTTTGAAGATGATTTACACATTGCTTGAGTTGAAAGCAGCGGCATTAGAAAGTGAGTTCCGTCCTGGTGTTTCTGAATTGGTTCGTGCTGTGCTGCGTTATCTAAATGACGGCCAAGCGGACAAACGACACATCACGCAAAAGTGGACGCGTGCCGCTGTTAAGGACCAAACAGAGCAAGCCGACATTGTGGCCAAGCTTGCCAGCGTAACCAGTGACGAAGCGATTGCTAAAAGTAACCCGCTTGTAGATGACTGGCAAGATGAATTGAAGTTGAGAGAAAGTCAGTCAGACAGTTACAACAACCCAGCAGCGCGACAAACAGTTGGAGGCTAGTAAATGAGAAGTGCGGAGTATTGGCGCAAACGAGCGCTGAAAGTTAAAAACGCAGCGCTAGTTAAGGGCGAAGAATACGAGTTTGAAACGGCCAAGCGATTGGCAAACGCCGCACTTGAAATTGAAAGCGCCATTGATACATGGGCCAATAAATATGCTGACGAAGACGGCACAATGAACGCTGACGAAGCGCGTCAGTTGTTACGTGGTGTTGAAAATAAGCAATGGCAAAGCACGCTTGACGAATGGGAACGCAAAGCCCGCGTTGGTGGATATGACAAAGAGTTAAATCTTGAGTATTACCGCAGCCGTGTCAGTCGTTTGCAAGCGTTAGAAGCGCAGTTGAAGAATATTCTTGCTGGATATGCCAAGCCTGAACAGATTCAGATGCTTGATACGCTGACGAATGTTTATGATGACACTTACTATCGAACAGTATTCAATGCCCAATCACAAAATGGCACGTTTACAGCTGATTTTGCACAATTTAGCACTGACGAATTGAAGAAAGCAGTCACCAAACCGTGGCAAGGCAACGATTTCAGCAAGCGTTTGTGGGGCAATATGGTTGACACACTACCAGATGTGTTGCAGCAAGCGGTTAGTCGAGGCATTGCGTTGGGTTATGGTCCAGACAAGTTGGTTAAAGAAGCCAGTGTGACGTTTAGGAACTTTGAGAAGTATCAAGTCCACCGGTTGATTACGACTGAAATGGCACACGCAACGGAAGAAGCCACAGCCAGTGCTTATGAAGCATCAGGAGTTGAAAAGTACGAGTATTTAGCAACGCTTGAAACACACACATGCGACATTTGCCGACACTTAGACGGTAAAGTGTTTGAATTGTCTGAACGCGTTGAAGGTGTCAATTATCCAGTCATTCACGCTCACTGCCGCTGCACAACAGCGCCATGGTATGACGAAATGGCAAGTGATAAGACACCGCGTTGGGCGCGTAGTCCTGAAAATGAAAAGGGTTATACAACCAACGCACAAACGTTTGATGAGTGGTTGGCCATTGTCAAGCAAAGTTCCCGCTAACCTGTGGAAAGGGACGGCTCACATGACGGTGTGAGAAATGGGAACTGTCATAGTTTACTCCTTAGTTTTTCTTATGTTATTTACATCAACATGCCGGTGACGACCGGCGTACATACACGACCCGAATACGTCGATAAACTGTTCATTTTTCATACAAAAAACTCTAGGCAGAGCGGACTGCCGTAACAACCGCGGGAGGATAAGTATGAACACAGAAGCTTTGAAAGCGTTAGGTCTTGATGATGAACAAGTCAAGGGTGTGATGGCATTAAAAGGCGAACTAATCAAGCAAGAGAATGCAAAATTAGACGCCGTAACTGCCGAGCGTGACAGCTTGAATGAACAGATGGCGCAACGTGACAAGGACATTAAGGACTTGAAAAAGAACGCTGGGGATAACGAAGAATTGTCTAGTAAATTGTCAGAATTGCAAAAGCAATACGACACTGATACTCAAGCATTAAATGAAAAGCTGGCAGAAACCAAGCTTGATAGTGCTTTGAGTGACGCATTGGCCAAGACAAAGGCGCGTGACCCACAAGATTTAAAGGCATTCTTGGACATGGAAGCAATCAAACTCAACGATGATGGCGAATTGTCAGGGCTTAGCGATCAAATTTCAAAACTACAAGAAAGCAAAGGTTATTTGTTTGACGGTGGAACGCAGCAGGGTTACAACCCAAACAGCGGTGGCACACCTAAGCAATCAACTAACCTTGCTGATGCGATGAAAGCCAAGGACTTCAATTTAACGGAGTTCCTAAAACAAACACAAGGAGATAATTAATGGCTAACACACAAATTATTGACGTAGTAACTCCAGAAGTATTCGACCAATACATGGAGCAATACTCAACAGAAAACTCAGCACTTATTCAATCAGGCGTTGCCGTAGCAGATGCACGTGTTGCAGCAAACATCACAGCTGGTGGAACTTTGGTTCACATGCCATTCTGGAATGACCTTTCAGGTGATGATGAAGTGCTTTCCGACAGTGCTTCACTTCAAACCGACAAGATTACATCTGGTCAAGACATCGCTGCTGTTATGTATCGCGGCCGCGGTTGGTCAGTCAACGAATTGGCAGCCGTATTGTCAGGTTCTGACCCAATGGGTTCATTGATGAACAAGATTGGTGCTTACTGGGTTCGCCAAGAACAAAAGGTATTGACATCAACGCTCGCCGGTTTGTTCGCAACAGGCGGTGCATTAACAGCTGGTAACACTGACCACTTGAACACAACATCAGCAGCTATTGACGCAGCAGCTGTGCTTGACACCAAGCAATTGTTGGGTGATGCAGCTGACAAGTTGTCATTGCTTGTTATGCACTCTGCTGTATTTACTGACTTGCAAAAGCAAAACTTGATCGCATTCATTCCATCATCACGTGCCGAAGTACAAATCCCTACTTACTTGGGCTATCGTGTGGTTGTTGATGACACATTGAAGGCTGATGCAACAGGTGTTTATACAACTTACTTGCTTGCCGCCGGTTCATTTGGTCGCAACAACGGTACACCATCAAACTTGACGTCGTTTGAAAAGGATCGTGACGCAGCTGCTGGAAACGACCGTGTATTCACTCGCCGCGCATTCACAATGCACCCATACGGTGTGAAGTTCAAATCGACAACAGTCGCTGGTTCTACGCCATCAAACGCAGAATTGGCCACGGTTGGTAACTGGGAATCAGTTTACGACTCAAAGAATATCGGCATCGTTGCCTTGCAACACAAGTTGACACCAACGGTATAACTAGGAGGCTATTATGGCTTACAAAGTATTACAAAGCTTTCGTGACGCGCAAACGCGTGTTGTTTATAGGCCTGGTAATGAATATCCATCTGAAGTACCGGCTGACCGTATCGAAAAGCTAACAAAATTGGCATTCATCAAAGGTGAGGCGGTGGAAAACCTTGAGGAAAAACCAGAAAAGCTTAGTGAAAGCAACACAGTTGCCGAAATCAAATCAGTTTTGGACGAAAAAGGTATCACATACCAATCTACAGCAACCAAGGCTGAACTGTTGGCACTATTGGAGGGCTAAACTATGGTATTCCCACGACTAGATGAATTGACAAATAATGTTAAGACGCTGCAACCTAAGCCGGATAGCGTAAATCAAGCAGTTTACGACTTGCTGATTAAAACAGCGGTTGACAAAATCATCAATGATGTTGTGGCGTTTACCAATGTTCCGGCCGAAGAATTGCCAGAAGAAGTTGACACACCGATGTTGCTCAAACTTTCCGGCTGGTTTACTGATGCCAGTGTGTTCATGTCAGCCGATGACCGTCACAAAGGTGCTGTCACCGGTATAACCGAGGGTGACACGCAGATTACCTATGGCAGCCCACAAAATGCGTTGTCAACATTAGGTAGCGTGTCGTTTATCGACAGTGATTTTAAGGTTATTCTTATGCGTTACCGCCGCATTAGGGGGTGGACTTATGAATGATCCATTTGCTGCCTCGGGTGCAATACTAGAGACACTTTACCGTGACCGAGTGACAATTTATGGCGGCATGCCAGTTAAACGAAACGGTGCAACTGAAATTCAAGATGTTGTCATCGCTTCAAACTACCCTTGCAAAATTTCACTAAGCAATCAGCAACCCAGTTCAGACGGACAATTTGGCACCGACGCATACGACGCAAAGTTATTTCTAGATAATGGCGTGTCAGTACCCGCTGGTGCTATTTTAGATGTCACTGATGTAAATGGCCATACGACACGATATAAGCGCTCATCTGCTAGTTATACGGCGTACGCCAGTCATCAGGAACTGGCTATGGTTCGTGATGAGAAAGCGACGGTGAAGACTAATGGGTAGTTTCGGAAAGTTTGACACAAAAGATTTCGATGCGTTTGTCAGTGAATTTGAAAACAAAATTCAAGGCGAAGCGATCGTGACAGAAATTGAATCCGCGCTTACACAAACAGCAGGCACTGCGTTAAATAAAATCAAGAAAAAAACACCAGTCGACAAAGGAACTTTGCGGCGTAACTGGCAAGCCAGTAATGCTAAACACTTTGGTGGTGTTTTTTTAATTGATATTTATAACAACACAGAATACGCACCGTTTATTGAAAACGGTCATCGTATTGTCCGTGGTGGCCGAACAGTTGGATACAATTCTGGTGTGTTTATGCTGCGCGATGCAATTAAAGAAGTTGACGACAACTGGGACAAACTTGTTGGCAAGCGGTTTTTGAAAGCAGTTGAGAATATTTTGGGGGGCTGACATGGAAGATATTACATCATTGATTGTGCAAACCATTAACGACAAGTTGCCAGATATTCCGGTGTATCGCGAGAAAATGCCGACTGCTTTCAGTGAGCCATCGTTTGCAGTAACACGCATCGGTGTATCTAACAAGGGTGAACCCAACGGATATGGCATGCGAATGTACTCGTTTGACGTGGCCTACTTCCCAAACCCAACTCGACCACGGGAAGATATGGATAACATGGCCGAGTGGCTTATGGCTAATTTAAATACCATTGAGCCAAATTATTCAGCGGCGATTAATCGTGATTTGAATGTGACTGATGATATTTTGCACTTTACGTTTGACACTAGAGCGCGTGTTCATGATTCATTCGATGATTCATTCCAAAAACCGCTAGATTATTCAGGAGGAATAAAAAATGGCTGAAACGACAGCACTTCCAACAGCTGATAATACAGTTGCTGAAATCAAGGCGTATTTAGACGCAGCCGGAATTAGTTATAGCTCGTCTGCAACTAAGTCAGAATTGCTTGGTTTGATTCCTGGTGATGAGGCAGAGGCTGCAGAAGCGGCCTCTGAAGAAGCGGCATCTGCGGCTGAACCAACACCGGTTCAACCTGAAGCTGACCCAACGCCAACGCCAGAACCAGCGCCAGAACCAGCGCCAGCGCCGGTTCGACAAGAGCCGTACTATACAAAGGCTGAACTACTTTGCTTGGTTCACGGACGACAACACGACTATTTCTTAATCGTATTGAAAAATGGCCGTACCTACACATACAAGGAAGCACTCCAAGCAGTTGACGATTGGATGAATTCCGGCACAATTTTTTAAATAAGGAGGTCATGTAAAAATGGCAGGAGGAACATGGGCGTCACAAAATAAAACGTTGCCTGGCGCATACGTAGACGTTTATTCAAAAAAAACATCAACAGCATCAGCTGATGATGTGAGCGGTGTTGTTTTGACAACCGTAAGTGGTCTCAACTGGGGCAAAAACGGTGTAATTGAAGTTGAACAAACAACTGATTTTTTGGCAGCATTTGGTAAGACGATTGATGCACCAGAATTGCTTGGATTAAAGCAAATTTTGCTTAATGCACGCACTGTTTATGTTTACAATTTCAATGGTGGTACAGCAGCAACAGGCACATCATCAGTATTGCCGTGGTCGTTTGCCGCTAAGTATCCAGGAACAACAGGCAATTCAATCAGTGTATCTGTTACACCTGATCCAAGCAAAGCTGGCCGATTCGTTGTCACTACTTTACTTGGAACACAGGTTGTTAGCACGCAAACGGTTACCAAAGCTTCTGATTTAGCTGGAAATAGTTATGTATTGCCAACAATCAATTCGACAGATATTGCAGATGACGGCGCTGCTAAGCTTTCAGCGCTCGTTACTGGTGTGAATGTGACATTAGTTGGAGGTACAACAAGCGTAATTGGCGCACTTGATGATTTTGTCACTGCTGCAGAAACGTATGATTATAATACAGTTGTTGCGCCAATGTCAGACAGCGCAGCGCCGATTCACGTGTTGTTGGCTTCAACAGCAATGCGTTTGCGTGATGAACAAGGTCGCAAAGTTCAGGCTGTTATTCCAGCAGTCGATAGTTACTACCCCGATCATGAAGGCGTAATCGTAATTGGTAACGGTGTTAAGTTAGCTGACGGCACAGTTTACAATACGTCAATTATGGCTGGATGGTTTGCTGGTGCAACTGCTGCCGCCGCTGTTAATGAGTCGCTAACTTATAAGCGTGTTCCTAGAGCAATTGATGCTGTACCACGTTTGAACGAAGATGCGCAAATTTCAGCGATTCAATCAGGGCAAGTTGTATTTGATGCTTCACGTAACTTGGTACGTGTTTTGGTTGACATTAATAGTCTTCACACATACACAGACACAAAGGGGAGCGCCTTCTCAAAAAACCGTGTTTTGCGTGTGCTTGATGCCATCGCAAATAATACGCGAGAAACTTGGGAAGACAACTTTATTGGCCAGGTTACCAACAATGCAACAGGTCGTGACTTATTTAAGGCAAACCGTGCAGAATATTTGGCAAATTTGCAGTCTCAAGGTGCAATCGAAAACTTTACAACGGACGACATTACTGTCGCTCAAGGTAACAACAAAGATAGTGTCGTGGCTACAATCAGCGTGCAACCAACCGACGCAATGGAGAAGTTGTACATGACAGTTTATGTAAATTAGGAGGTAAGAAATGGCTGATCAAGTAATTCTTAATCAAAACGACACCATCAACTCGAAAGAGGGGACTGTCGTAGTCACTATTGATGGCAAAAATTACCCGTTTATTGAAGCGACAGAGGTTTCAGCTCAAGTTGACTTTAATAAAGAAGACGTGCAACGTCTTGGCACGCGCTTCAAGGGTTCAAAAGTGACATCCGCAGAGGGAACGGGAACTATTAATGGTTACCTTGTTTCATCAATCTGGGTGTCAGAAGTTCTAGAAAACTATAAGAACACTGGCGTGTTACCAAACATGTCATTAACAACAACGGTTGAGGACAAGACATCTACAGTCGGAAAACAAACAATCGTTTTGACCGGCTTCATGATCGACACCGTTCCACTTTTTGACTTGCAGTCTGATGACGGTGTCATGATGGGCGAAACTGACTTTACGTTCGATGATTACCAATTGACCAACAAGTTTGCTGGGCCAAAACGTTCGTAAGAGTTACAAAACGTAAAATTGGTTACTTTTTCAAAATCTAAAAAGCCGCCATATCAACGTTTTCATGATGTCGTGTTTTTTCGGTTACACTTCGGTTACATACTTGAGCCTTACTCTCCCATACCTTCCCCTATATATACTATATATAACTACTACTTAAAGTAATGTAGTAGTATATATAATATATAGGGGATAGAGTTGGATTTTTCTGGTTACAAGCTACAAGCAGCCGTAAACGTTGGTAAAACAATGTTTGTGGCTTTTTTTGTGTAATTACAAATAAAGTTACAAGTTACAAATTGAAAAACACGAATACAACAAAGCTAAAATACGGCACAAAACGCCGTATTTTTAATTTTAACTCAATGTGTGGTGTTTATACCTTTTAAGGTTTAAAACGCACATAGCGAAGAATTAACGTGTAAATAACACACGCTACAAGACAAGAGGAGATAAACTCATGACACAAAAATCAATTAAGGCATTTTTATTGGCAGATACATCAGCATTGGAAGAAACAAAAGAAATCAAGTTCGCACAATTTGCGGAACCATTTGTGATCCGTTCATTGACTGCTGATGAATTCGACAACATCACAAAGCGTTCAACGCGCCGTACTAAGCAAAATGGTGCACTTGTAAAGGAAGTTGACCAAAACAAGCTCGTTGATACATTGGTTGCTGAAGCCGTTGTAACACCAGATTTGAATGATGCCGAGTTGCAAGAATACTACGGCACAATCGGTAATGCTGCCGGAACCGCTCGTAAGATGCTGAAGGCTGGTCAATGGGGCGATTTGATTAAGGAAGTTCAAAATTTGAGCGGATTTGATCAAGAACCGATTGAAGAACTGGTTGATGAAGTAAAAAACTAATAAATGCTGGCGATGGCGCAGATTTTCAGTATTACTTTTATGCGATGCACGAATTCCATTGGACACCAGAATATTGGTCTAGTCTAAATAAGCGCGAGAAAGCGATAATAATCGCCGGTATCGACATCAGAATCAAGGAAGAAGAACGTGAGCGTAAACGTGCTGAAAGTAAAGCGAAACGCCGGCATTAACGTGAGATATTTCTCACGGTACATATAAAAAAGGGGTCTAGTATATGTCAACAATTGGTGCAACACTACAAATTTATGATCGTTTTACTGGTCCACTCCGTGATTATGCAAGTGGTATTAAATCAGCTGCACAGGCAAGTTCAACATTAAAAAATTCAATGAACGGTGCCGGTAATGGCATTAGTTTTGAAAAGCCACGCAGCGAACTTAGCGCGTTAGGTGATCAAGCGCAGAAAACAGGCGGCATGTTAAAGTCGATGCTTGGCGCAAATATAATAGGTGCCGGTATCATCAAGGGTATCAGTGCTATGAGTAGCAGTATATCTGGACTAATGGGTGATTTAAGTGCTTCAAGTGCCACATGGCAAACGTTTCAGGGAAACATGGAGCAACTTGGTACTAATCAAACAGACATTAACAGCGCCAAGAAAGCCATGCAAGACTATGCCACGCAAACGATTTATTCGGCATCTGACATGGCTTCTACTTACTCACAGTTAGCAGCTGTTGGGACAAAAAACACTGGCGAACTGGTTAAGGGGTTCGGTGGTTTGGCTGCCGCTTCCGAAGATCCAGCACAGGCCATGAAGACATTGTCACAGCAAGCAACACAGATGGCTGCCAAGCCAAAAGTTGCTTGGGAAGACTTCAAACTGATGCTTGAACAGTCGCCCGCTGGTATGGCTGCCGTGGCCAAAACAATGGGGATGTCAACCGGTCAATTGATTAGTAAAATTCAGGCTGGGACAGTTAAAACGCAGGATTTCTTTGACGCGATTCAAAAAACTGGAACGAATGACAATTTTACAAAAATGGCCACACAGTTTAAAACTGTTGGCCAAGCCGTTGACGGATTGAAGGAGACATTAACCAATGCTTTGCAGCCAGCATTTGATAAAGTAAGTAAAATTGGTATAGCTGCTGTTAGCAATTTAAGTGACATGATAGGAAGTATTGATTTTTCAGCGATTGCAGACAAAATCATTGGTTTTTTCTCTAATGTCGGTAAAAAGGCAGCTGAATTTTGGGACACATTTAAAAGCACTGGCGCAGTTGTAGCTGTCGTCGATGCTTTTTTTGCAATTAAGGGAGCGATTGACATGATTGTGTCATCGTTGCAAGGCATTAATGGAAACGGATTGTTAAGTATAAAAAACATTGCTACGGTAGCTGGAAATGTTGTTGTCTGGTTAGCCAACCAAGTTGATAATTTTGCAACATTTATTCAACGTTTGGATCCAAGTACAATACAGGCGATTGCTGTTGCGATTGGTGTTGCTGCTGCTGGATTCGTGACGTTTAAAGTTGGTGTATCCATTTTTAATACTTTAAAAACTGCGGCGATGGGCGTTAAAACGGCACTTGATTTTGGTAAAGTGCTTGTTCAGTCGATTGCTAAATTGTTTGGACTTGCGGGAGCGCAAGCAGCAGCGGCAGCAACATCAGTACCATTAGCTGCTGGTGAAACAGCTGTCGGTACAGCTGCGAGTGCTTCGGCTGGCCAAATATTAGCAATGGGTGCAGCCATATTGATGGTTGGTGTTGGTATCTTGGTTGCTGCTGCTGGTATGTGGGTATTGGTACAAGCAGCACTAGCATTGGCTGCCGGTGGTTGGCCGGCTGTTGGAGCGCTGCTCGCATTAGTAGCGGTAATTGCCATCTTGGTCGTTGGTGCTGTATTACTTGGCCCAGCATTGATTGTTGCCGGTGTTGGCATGATGATGTTTGGTGCCGCTGCGTTAATGCTTGGCGCTGGTATTTTGCTTGCGGCTGCAGGTATCACATTATTGGCTACTCAATTACCAACGATTGCAGCTTGGGGTACTTCGGCTGCAGTCGGTTTGTTGGCATTAGGCGCCGCATCTATCGTATTTGGTGCTGGAGCGTTGATAGCTGGGGTAGGTCTGGTTATCTTAGGTGCAGGTTTGTTGGTTGTGGGTGTTGGTGCTACTGGCGCAGCCATCGGTATGTTGTTATTGGGAGCAGCAACGATGGTATTCGGCGTTGGTTTACTAATTGTCAGTGCCGCTATTATGATTGTGGCCGCTGGGTTTGCCATGATTGCGTCAGTTATTCCGACTGTTGCAGCCGGTTTCTTGATGTTGGTTGTACCGGCAATGTTATTAATGGGCGTCCTGCCAATTATCGGTGTTGAATTACTTATAATTGGTGCTGGCGCATTGGTAGCCGGTGCTGGCCTGTTAATGGCCGGTGCGGGTGCATTAGTTGCTGGCGCAGGGATGGTGGTTTTGGCCGCAGGAATTGCTTTTGTGGGTGCTTCACTTATGGTTTTGGCCGCTGGTATTATGGCGCTCTATTCTACTATTGCTTCGATATTTTCACAAATTGTATCAGCTGTTAGTTCTGCTATGAATAACGTTGTTACAGCCGTAAGCGGTGGTATTCAACGTGCGATTGGCGCTGTTCAAGGTGTAGCTGGATCATTAGTCAGTGCCGGTCGTGACTTTGTTATGGGTTTTGTCAATGGTATCACTGGCGCCATTGGTGCCGCAGCAGATGCCGCAGCAAACATGGCTAAATCAGCAATGAACGCCGCAAAGAAATTCTTGGGCATTCACTCACCATCTCGAATGATGCGTGACGAAGTTGGTTACTACTATTCTGCTGGTATGGCAGTGGGTATTGATAATGGTGCTGATCTTGTAACTAATTCGGCAACTAATATGGCGCAAAGTGCTTTTGATGCAGCAAGTAACATTTCAGCGCCAACACTTGATGCGCCAGTAATGGCATTAAGTAATATGAGTGGCGCAAACATTGGTGATGTGATGGCAAATGGCTTCACACGAGCAGCCAATGCACTTGATGTCTTAATTGGTAAGCTGATTGGGCTTGACGGCGCAAATGCCACGATTAATAGTTCAATGAACAATACACCGTCATCTAGCCCACTATCATTAAGCGGCAACGTAAATGGCACTACTAATAATAGTGATCAAACTGTTAACTTTAACTTTGGAAACGGTTCAATTGTTGTACAAACAAACGGTGGAGAATCAGGCGAAGAATTGCTTGACAAAATCGCAGCCGCAGCACGCAACTATTCAAACAAGGGCCTATCATTCGGTTAAGAGGTATATATAAATGGCTGAACATTATGGAATTTATTTCACCACTCCAGACAACACAACATTTGAATTACCAGTTATGCCATCGACTATCACAGTTGACCGAATCATGGACGTGGCACAAAATACTGTCATCAAGACTGGTGAAGTTGATCGAATTGGCGAACGCAAGCTAAACGAGCAAACAATCGAGGGTATCATTCCAATTTACCCAAGAAATAGTCATTTGACGACAGCTACGGCACCATGGGCAAACGGAAGAGATTATATTGGTACCATTGAAGGTTGGCAGGATAGCAAGAAGCCAGGTCGATTGGTAATAACAAGTGATCGACAAATGAGCGGTCGGGTAACTGTATCTCACTTTGAGTGGGGTATGAAAGATGGAAACAGCAGCGAATACTATTACAAGCTTGTTATTCGTGAATGGCGCGATTATGATGCCAAAAAAATAACAATACAAAACAATAAAACGGCCGATTATGGTGAACCACGGCCAGCACCAGCCAATAAGTTGGGCGTTGGTTCGCGTGTGATTGTCAACGGCCAATTGCACCGTGATAGTTATGGTATGGGGCCAGGGTTAACAGAACGCAATGCTGAGCGTATTATCTCACTGGTTGCCAATGGCCGTGATTATCCGTATCACGTAGCACTTGTAGGTGGTGGCGCTCGCGGTTGGGTGACGGCATCATCAGTGAGGTTAATATGACAGTATCTTATTTTGAAATTCACACCCGCGGTTCAACAGCAGCTTGGGATATATCGGACATTGCTACTGATATAGAATGGACAACCGACGTTGGATTTGCTGCCGGTGAGTTGAAATTTAGTTTGATTGAAGTTGATGAAGGTTTTGCACCAAAAAACGGTGATGTTGTGTCATTCAAGTGGAACGATAGTGAAGTATTCTTTGGATACGTGTTTTCGACCAGTTTTAAGAGTGATGGCGTGGTTGACGTTGTGGCTTACGACCGGCTGCGGTATCTGAAAAACCAAGATACGATTGTCTGGGAAGTTAGTACAGCTCTTCAACGGTTCAATGACATCATGGAACGATTGCGGCTACCGCATCGCAACATTTCTGAAAATACGCTTGCTTTGTCTGCCGAGGTGTCAGATGGTAAAACGTATTTTGACATGCTTAAATCAGCATTTGATTCCACAGAAACATCAACAGGAAATCGTTATATCATGCGCGATATGTACGGTACAGTTGAATTTGTTCGCATTTCTAGCAGCAGCGGGGCATATTTGCCATTAAGAACAGGGCTAGTAGTTGGCGACAATTCACTATTAACTGATTTCACGTATGGCACATCAATTGATGATTTATACAACGTCGTGAAGCTCATCAAGGAAACAGAAAATGAGCAGAAGCGCACGGTGTATACAACGCAAACGGCCAATTCAAATGATAGTCAGATGAAATATGGCACACTGCAAACAGTTGAAAAGGCAGATGACAACCTGAACGACTCGCAAATGCAGGACAGGGCCAACCAGTTGCTACGTCAGTACAATAAAGAAAAGGTCACACTCACATTAGACGCGATCGGCGATTTAACATTAAGAGCCGGTACGCGTTTTTATATTGACATTAAGCAGCTGAATAATTTTGGGATTGGGATGCGTGAAGTTTTAGCAACTAAGGTGACGCACAATTTTAAAAAAGATTGGTCTATGACGGTTGATGTGGAGGTGATTTGATGGCAAACAACATTGAATGGTTTATTAATCAAATGAATTCACAGGGCGGCACTGATAGCGATTATGCTGATGTAATGTTTGGGACTGTCATATCAGAACATCCACTAAAAATCAGAATTAGTAATGATTTGGTATTGGACCGCAGTTTTCTGGCACTAACTGAAACAGCAGTGAAATCTGGATTAACTTATGGATCGGGCGTTGTTATCATACGTGGTCATGGTAATAGGAATAGTAATGTAGGTGCGCAACAGTTTGTTGTGTTAGATAAGATTGGAGGTTAATAAATGATAGATTATGATACACCAATTTTGGACGATGCAACACAACCACCAAAAAATGTTCAAGTTGTGACGCTTCCTAGCTTGACTTATCAAGTTGTGAATGGTCGCATTATTGGAAAAGTTGACGGCAAGGATGCGATGCTACAGGCGATCGACAAGATTGTAAAAACAGAACGTTTTGTATTCAACATTTATTCAGATCAATATGGCAATGATTTTTCAGAATTAATCGGAAAAGAGATGCCATATGTTAAAGCTGAACTCACACGAATGTTTGATGAAGCATTCAAGGCAGATGATCGTGTCGACAGCGTGACAGTTAATTCGATTAAACAAACAAGTCAGAACAAAATATTGGTGAATTTGACGGTAGAAACGATGTTTGGAAACTCAATGACAGATAGCGAGGTGATGATATGAGACCTGAAAAATTAGCAGAGCAATTTCAGGCGATGGACTTTAAATATTTCATCAATGCAGCACTTGAGCGTGTACCAGGTAACCTGGACACGAGAGAGGGGTCTGTAATGTACGATGCTTTAGCACCAGCTGCTTATGTAATGGCCGAAATGTCTCTAAATATGGCGAACACAGTGCTAAATACATTTACACAAACCGCCAGTGGTGAGTATCTCGACTACAGGGCCGAAGAACGTGGATTAAAACGTGAATCAGCAACGTTTGCCGAAGTTTTGGTGACGATTACAGACGCCACTGGAAAACCGTTGGTTGCCAGTATCGGTGATAGATTTGCAAGTATTGGTGTTGAGCCTATTTATTATACGTTGACTAATTTATCAAATATTGGCGGACAAGCTACATTAACTGCCGAAACAGCTGGAGAAATTGGAAACTCGTACATCGGTCAATTGTTGCCAATTTCAGCAATTTCTGGTTTTGGTAATGCAATGATCACTGAGTTAACGATTCCAGCACGAGACCAAGAAACGGATGAAGATTTACGTAATCGCTTATTAACTTCAAATGAAGTTATTGCGTTTGGCGGTAATGTAGCTGACTATATCAAGTTTATTGTTGATATGGAAGATGTTGCTGCTGTTCAAGTTTATCCAACCTGGAACGGTGGCGGGACAGTCAAGGCAGTTATTTTGAACAACCAATTCTTATCACCATCACAAACTTTAATTGATGAAGTTAAATTAGCTGTTGACCCTAGCGATTCAACAGGTAATGGCTATGGCATTGCGCCAATTGGTCACACGGTGACGATTGTTGCGCCAACACTACGAACGATTAACGTGGCTGTTACTATTGAAACAACTTCAACAATTACCATCGAAGATGTACGTCAAAAAATTGAACAAGCAATCGCTGATTATTTTAGTAGTGTGCGTGAAACCTGGGGAAAGATTGGTGTAGATAATCGCACATATACAGTAACGTTGTATCGTTCGCAAATTATTGTGTCATTATTGAAAATTGATGGCGTGACCAATGCTACAAACGTTACTTTTGATGGTGCAGATACTGATTTAACATTAATAACTAATGCAATGACAGAAGAACTGCCGATGTTAGGGACGGTGACTGTTGATGGCTAAATTATTGAGACTTAAGGATTTATTACCAGACTATTATACTGGTGTCTACGATATGGAAGTCATTGTGAATGTTGAACAGCCGTTGTTAGATAATTTTCAGATAATTATGGATCAGACGCGTGACAATCATTACGCGGCCATTGCCGATGAAGACGGAATTTCAATGTTTGAGAATCTACTTGGAATCACAAATATTGCCGGTAAAGACTTAGAAACGCGTCGATATAACGTTATTATGCAGTTATTACCTCCAAAACCGGTGACAACTACTTATTTGCGGGAATTACTTGAAACGTTAAATATCAATGCCACTTTGTCGGTTGATGCATCAAAATTTCACGTTGCTGTTGAAACGCATACGACGGATAACACATCCATGCTCCGCTTAAATGTGTTATTAAAACGTTTGTTGCCAGCCAACATGACGTTTACTGCCTTAAATTTTGAAACAACATCAACATCTGGATCTATTTCAACTGGGACAGACACACTCTACAGCACAAGAATTTCAAATAAGGGAGGTATAGACAATGGCTGATTCATATAGTAAATGGGTGATGACAACCGCATTTGCGAACAATTCGCAAGCTGCTTTAAATTCTGGCGGTAAAATTGAGTGGGTTTCATTGAAAACGTCAGATGATGCGCATCAAGTCGCTGACTTGGATGGTTTTAATGATACGACATTAGCAACGGCTAACATCAAACAGATATCTGGTATAAGTTCAGTAACGATTTCCGGTAATACGGTAACCATTACTGGACTTTTTAATAGCACAAATAATGCATCTGACTACTATATTAGAACAATTTTTTTGGTGGCTAAGTACAACGGGAAAGAGTTCCTAGCCGGCACAACGGTGGCCAATACATCTGGTAGTGCGTTTAGAATGCCTGCTTCCAGCGATACCGAAATCACTGAATTTACGGCACGTCCACAAATTTCAGTGACAAACACAAATTCAATTAGCACGACAGTTGACCCTGTCGCCTCGGCAACTAATGAACGTGTTGATAGTTTGGAAGCAACACTTCAGGGCGAGATTGATGACATAAACGTTGATAAGCAGAATCTATGGAACAAACTTGCTGATTATGTGACCAAGGCAGCTGCAGAGACAATTACTGGCGTTAAAACGTTTTCTCAAACGATTGTTGGCAGTATTACTGGAAACGCTGGGACGGCCACGAAGTTACAAACAGAGAGAACAATTGGATTTTCTGGTGATGTTAATGGAACGGCGCAGAGTTTTGATGGTTCAAAAAACATCACATTGCCAATTAACTTAAATTCTATTAACCAAAACAATACAACAAGCATGCAATCCGCCGGATACAATTCGCCAGTAACAATTATCGATGGTATAACTAGGGATACTAAAGGTCGTGTGACAGGCGTTAATACAAAAACGGTTACATTGCCGCCTGTTCAAACTACAATTTCAGGTAACGCTGCAAGCGCGACAAAATTAGAAACTGCAAGATTGATTGGAGGTGTTTCCTTCGACGGCACTTCAGACATTATTTTGCCCGGAGTCAATTCAATTGGAAATCAAAATACGACTGGCAATGCGGCCACGGCAACAAATGCAAATTTGGCCACGAAAGCAGTCGCTTTGCAAACGCCACGAAAAATCAACGGCACTAATTTTGACGGAACGGCTGACATCAACGTCAACGCAGCCAACGACAACAATTTGGTTCATCGGACTGGCGATGAAAACATTGCTGGTAACAAGAATTTTTCAGATAAAGCAACTTTTAATAAAACGATTGCGGGAGCATTAGAGACAAGATTAGCTCCGTTTAACGATTTCAATGAAGCTGCAACACATCTACAAGATTATCAAGGAAAATGGCGAGGTGGGCATGACAGTATTAAAAATACGCCAGAATTAGGTTGGTTCATAGTGGACGTTCAAACTTGGGGTGATGGAAATAATTTAGGACATTTAATTCTTAGATACACAGACCATAATGCCGTTTGGGTTGGTCTTGCAGTTAGTGGAAAAATATCGTGGGAAAAACTAGCGTCTGATGATGCGGTCATGCACTTATGGTTCGATGAAGTTGTGAATGGATCAAAGAATTTCAAAAATACAGCTACATTTGAGAAGCCAATCAACGGATCTTTTTCTATATCACAAGCACTGTTCACAGACTTTGCTGACGTTGCTAAGAATATGAATACATATTCAGGTAAATGGTTTGTTAGTGCAGATCAAACTATATTAAATTCACCATTGAATAATAGTGTTTACTTAGTAGAAGTTATCCCTGCTAACGCAACAGTGTCAGGGAAAATTATATTGACACCGTATGACGCTTCTTGGGACGGAAGTATCTACTATTCAATTATCAATTGGAAAGGTCTTTCTGAATGGCGTAAGATTGCGCAAGATAGTCAAGTTCTTCACTTATCAGGAGACGAAACAGCGTCGGGCTTCAAAAAGTTCAGCGGCAACATCGCAACTACAAGCGACAATTCGATGATCAATGGTGGCGGAAATAACGGCGATTTGGCAATGGTTAAGACGGCAGGTAGTCCCGCTTATCTGGCAATAGGTAATTTTAACCAGCGTTTTATTGTACGACAAAGCAACAATGCCGCGGTCAGTCCGTCTGATACGTTCCAAGACATGTTCACAGTTAATGTTGACGGAACAGTCAAAGCTGGTACGCAACAAGATTTAGTGCCGTTGGATAAAAATGTTGCGCACAATTCTGGAAATGAAACGTTGTCTGGAAATAAAACTTTTTCAGATACTGTAACATTTAACAAAAAGATTAACGGAAATATACAAATAAACGCATATCCGCTTACAACACTCCAAGAATTGGCAACTAAAATGAACACTTATTCTGGAGAATGGGTTGGTGGTTCAAAACTTATCACGGATATGCCAGAACCTGGATATGCAAATATTTCTGTTAAACCTTACGGAAATTCTGAAACGGCTGGAACAATTATTCTAACCTATACTGAAAGCAATCGCTCATTCATATCTTATGCAAAAAATCCGTTATCTTGGCTTAAAATTTCAGATGACGCAACCGTAGTCCACAACACAGGCACTGAGGACATTTTAGGAAGTAAAAATTTCAAAAACCCTGTAACAACAGCAGGAATTGAAGTAATGGCCGGTACTCCGTTTGTTGACTTCCACTTTGGAAACGATAGTGGCGATTATACAAGCCGTATTGCTGAATATGTTAAGGGCGAGCTTAATATTAACAGTGTTAAATTATCGGGCGGTACAATTTCAGGAACATTGAACGGAAACGCTTCAAGTTCTACGAAACTACAAACGCCACGCAACATCAATGGCGTTGGCTTTGACGGCACTTCTGACATTACGGTTAATCCAGTTGTTCAGTATATTAACACGGAAACCGACGTGTTCACATTATCAAATGGCTTCTATTACTTTAATGGGGTTGTGGCAGCAAACAAACCGGCAGCGGCTACAAATTGGTTTACAGTCGAGGTTATGCAGACGGAAACAGACGGGTTCATGCGCTTAGTAGATAACCTCGGTTTGTCATTCTGGAATAAAAAAAGTGGCAGTACTTGGAGTTCATGGAGACAAGACGCTGACGATAGCACAGTCGTTCATAAGGATAATGATGAAACACTTACAGGAAACAAGAATTTCAGTGGTGTAGCAACTTTTGCAAAAGCGCAAACTTCAAGCACTATCAAAAAAACAATAACAACGAATGCACCAATCTCACTTAACTTTGCAGAGACTGCATTTGGTGTCATGGTTTATGCTAGTGCCAGTGGTACATTCACAGCTGACAGCACTTGGAAAACGCTTGCAACGCTTCCACCAGAAATATCAGCACCAGTTCAAATAGTAACGTTGAATGACGTTGATTGGGCTGGTGCTGGTGGCGTAACTAATCGAATGGGTGTTGGTTTAAAAATCGCTATTAAACCGAACAGAGAAATAACGTATAAAGTGACATCGCTTAAAGAAAACGATAATACAACTTATAATGTTGGCACAACGTTTGATACATCAACATATTGGTCAAAATAGGTGAGATTATGATGAGACACTTTTGGAAAAATAGGCAATGGATAACTATTGCTGCTGAAGAAATTATTATCGGTATTATCATAATGTTGCACTACCAACAGCTCGATGGGCGCATGCCACCAGCTCTTGGTTTGCTTGACGATCCAGAATTGGGTGTCGCATATTTGTTGATTGGATCGACTTTGTTGGTCAACTCGTTATGGGATTTTTATTGGCACTATATTCGGTTAGTTTTGATTTCTTTGTCTGGTGCGATGTGGACGTTACTCACAGTTAGCTACTTAATGAACGATTTGATAACCAAAAATTTATCGGTTGTTCCTTGGGTATTTTTAGCAATAACTGTGAATCTATTCTTGAGCGCATGGCAGGAGCCGCGATACAAATTGAAAGGCGGTGAGCGCTATTGAATATATAGCATTGATTATAAGCGGGGTCGGTGGTATTGCTACCGCCTTTTTTGCATGGCGTGGCAAAAAGGAAGATACGACCCAAAAACATGACGACGCAGTCAGTGAAATGTTCACTACACAAGGCGAATTGGTTAAAGAGCTATCTGGTCAAGTCGCTAAATTGAGCCAAGAAATTGGAAATTTGCGCTTAGATAATAGCAAGCTTACCGAAGAAAATGAAGCCTTGCGCGCCGAGGTGCGTAAACTGACTACTAAAATTGACGAACTGATGAGGACTGTATAACTCATCATTTGGAGGAAATTATGGAACTATACACATTTTTTAATACGATCACAGCCACTACCTATGGGTTTGTGGCATTATTTACGTGGGTTATTTTGCAAGCGATTAAGCAAACAAAGATTGATAACCGCTGGTTGCCACTACTTGCTATTATCGTTGGTGCAGTTATTGGATCAGGAGCAGCGTTGTATATTTACGGCACCGACGTATGGTTGGGCGCAGCATTTGGCGTGTTGTCTGGCTTTGCGTCAACCGGTATCAACGAAGCGTTGAACCGTTATGCTTTTGATCCGACAAAAGGAGGTAATTAATCATGGGATATAATATTAAGCAAAACATTGTGGTACCTGACGGACTGGCTCGCGGATATAATGGTTCGCGACCACCGTATAGACAAGTCCATGCTCACTCGACAGGTAATCGAACTGCATCTGTTCAAGATGAAATTAAGTACCTGAACAACCATTCTGGTGAAGCTAACTATACTCACATTGTCGGAATTGAAAACGATGAAGTTGTGATTTATCAAGTTGCTAATGTCAATCAATCAGCTTTTGATGTTGGAGGAGATTGGAATCAAGAAACCTATGCAGCTGTTGAATTGGCGGAAGGGTCAATCAAAACCCAAGAAGATTTCAACAAGGCGTATCCCGCATATGTGTGGCTACTGCGTAAGCTTGGTAACGAGGCAGGAACTAACTACACGCTTGATGATGCAACTGTGTCTGACCCTTGGGGAATTATCACGCACAACTATGCGACATATCATCAACCAAATAATATTTCAGATCACGTTGACCCATTGCCATTCTTAGCATTGTGGGGTGTCAACTATGACAAGTTCAAGAATGATATTGCTAATGGTATTGAAGGTGAAACTTTCGATTCATCTGAAACATCACATCAACCAGCGGCACCGGCTGGGCCAGATCAAATTTTGAATGTTGGCTCAACTGTTCGTATTGACGGAAACTTCAGCCTAGATGATTTGGTGGAGTTCCCAGAAGGCAGCGGAAAGTGGTACGCTGTATCGACACCATTGCTTATTCCAAAGGTTGATTATCACAATTATATTCCGGTTGGTCCATTGACAGAAACTGATGCCAATGGTAACCCAACAGCTGACCAAGACTTTTCAAATGCTGGCCACTCGTACTTTAATTTTGGTGGTCAAACATTTAAAGTGACGAATGTGGATGCTGATTCTGATGCAGCAGAAGTTCAGATTGGTGGTGAACCTGTTTGGATGCCAGCTGGTCCAATTACAGAAGTACAAAATTAAATATATTAAAAGACCCGACTGGATTAAATTCTGGTCGGGTCCTTTTTGTGTTAATAATGCTCCTTGTGTGCTCCCTTGTGTTTTAAAACGTTGATATAACAGTATTTTAGATTGTCTCTAGCGCTATTCTAGCCGCTCTATCAGGTTTACTGGTAGGGCGGCTTTTTTGTGTTAAAACGTCCAGTTTAGTGATTATTGCTTATCTCGATATTTGTTTAAACAAAGCAAATATATCAGGACAATTGAATAGATACAAAGCCATTTGTAATAAAAATCACCCTGTGTGATGAACAAGTTCAAGAGAAAGCCGATTAGCAATACACTTAAAATAAATACGATATATTGTGTTGACCGTAATTGATTGACAAACTTGACGACACCATCATTTTTAGCTTTTTGTTTTTCAAAAATAAAATTGAATAAATTGAAAATTAAGAACCAAAAAATGAGCGTCATGATGAATTTGACTGTTAAATATAGCAT